TGCTCGCGGATTTCACGCTTGCGCTGCTTGTCAAGCCTTCGGAACCATCCCGGTCCATGCTCTTCGTCCTTCAGTTCCGTGGTCGCTTCTGGTTTAGGCTGTTCTACTGTCCCCCCCGCTTCCGGTGCCGGGGCCGCTTCAGCCTCGGTCCCGGCAACAGCCGGAACAGGCTCGGGAGTTGGCTTTGGTTCCTCTGCGGGTTTCGCAGAAATAGGCGTATCGTCGTCGGGCCTCCAGCCGGCTTCTTTGGCAGCTCGGTAAGCTGCAAAGTTTTCCAGGTCCGGCGCTGTTTCCCGAGTTTGATTCTGCTCATCAGCCATTGGTTTTTCTCCAAGAAGAATTCCGGGCTTACCAGGCGAACCCGTACGCGGGATAAAGACCGCCAAGAAAGCAAAAAAGGGGTTGCCGGTCCCACGGCGAACCGTGAAACCAGCAACCCCTTTCTAGAAAGATTGCTTTTCCTGGCCTTGCTCTCGCCCGTTAGCTAGACAGGCGAAACTTATTTGGTGCTAGAATGCCGTTATATTGAATTTCATGCTGACAACCCCATCTCCCCCGAAGGGGGCGGGCCGGCATCAGGCGGAGCGGCCTCGGAGGTAGAAGCCGCATTGCCAGCCCGCAAATCCTCAATACTTTGCTGCGTCGCCGCCGCCTCCATCTTCCACTGCTCGATCGCTTCCTTGCTTCTGAGCTCCGCTTCCTTGATGGCGGCTTCCAGTTTCAGCTTCTCTAATTCCAGTTGGTTTCTCATCGCGGCAATGCGTTCCGCCGACTCCAGTTCTGCGGTCCTGGACGCCTCGCGCTGCTGTGCTTCCTGCAACTTCTGGGAGAGCACTTGGAGCTGCTGACCCATCGCCTGCATTTGCTGCTGCACTTGCGGCGGGATAGCCTGTCCTTCCTTCATGCCGCCCAGCGCCTGTTCCACGGAGTCGGCCATTTCCTTGCCGCCCGGAATATCAATCGCCCGCAGCAGCCCCAACACCAGGACTTGCATTGCCTGCGGCGGCATGACGTTTGGCCATGTCTTCAGGATCTCGCTCAACTTGGCGACGGTTTCCTGCCGCTGCGTGGCGTAAGTTTGTCCGACTGAGATCGTGACATCGTAGCGTCCCACATTGAGGTTGAAGCGACCCTCTTGAGCTGCCTGCTCTTTCTCTTCTGGCGGGATGCTGCTGTCCACTATGATCGCAGACCGCTTCTCATCCTTGCCGATAATCTGCAAAATCGTCAGGTCATCGTAGGTCTTGGCCCTAGTGATAAGGTCCAAATAAATCCGGCCTGTATGCCAGATGGACCGTTCCGCGTTCGATTGGAAATGGAAGGTCGCTTTATCGCCCTGAGCCTGGCGGCTCTGGATGGCAAGGCCGGACTTCTCTCCAGACGGTTCCCCCAACGAAGAGCCGTACATTCCCGTAGAAGCCTTTAAGAAGTTCTGGAACATCCCGGCCATTCCCATTAACTGCCCGACGGCTGGCTCATAATTGATCCGCTGCGGCGCTTGCACGGAGTATTGCCCATTAGGAAGTTCCACAGGATCGTAGGGTACAGTGGCAAAAGCCATATCGTTGAGGCGTTCATAGATGGCTTTATATTTCTCCACCGAACCGGCGAGCGCGAAATAGGGCGACTTCGGCATCAATCCAATAATCTCCACGATTGCTGTGGCAATATAATTCAATGCCTGCTGCGCGCTGATACTGGGACGCACCAGCCCGGAGCGTAACGTCTTGCCAGAAATCGTTAGTTCTGACCCGTAGACCGGGACCACCGGAATATATTTTCCCGGCCAGTCCGTCTCGCTCAGAATCTCCACGCCATTGCTCTTTACCCAGTGGCGCGTCTTTTTATCCAATATGCGGTCGCCCACAACCGTCACGCCCGGAGCTAGACCGGAATTCCCAAATTTGGCGACGTTCGCATCCAGGATAGCTTGCCTCGCAACCGTACCGTTTGAGAGCAGCACTACTTTTTCTTCTTTGTGCTTGGTATAAAAATACTCCACTACGAGCGCCGCATTCGCGCCCATCCAGTCGGGCGGCAAAGTAGTCGCAATGTTGCCCCAATTGCCCTCCAAAGTTAACTCTGATTTGGGGTAGCGGCGGCGATATACCTCTTCCGCCAAGTAGTCCGCCACAAAGCAGAATTCCCAATCGGAACCATCAGGCTCCAGCCCTGCCGGATCGCCAAAGACCGTGAAGCGATCTTTAATGGGGCGGATTTCGATGTGCTGCGCCCTGAATTCCTGCTCGGTTTGGGGGTCATCGTAGGTGTATTTGGTGATCACGCGCCAAGCGCCAAAACCGCACTTCACGGCAGATTCAAACCCGGTTTCATAAGCCACTCTCGCTCGGCTGTTTTGCTCAATGGAGCGGATAATGCCTTGTAAAACCTCCGCCGTCAGCGGATCGGCATCGCTATCCACTGGATTTACTTGAATCGCAGGAAGCATCTGCCGAAATTCATTGGTGACTTGACTGCAAAACTGGCCAAGCTGCGGAAATGTCAGTGCGAGCCGCTTAATCGGAGCATCGGTGCGGTTCTTGAGGGCATCTTCATCCCACTGCGTGGATTTTCCGCCCTCATCGAACGCAGCTTCAAATTTCAGGTCCCTTTCCGCCAACGCGCGCCAGTCGCGCTCGGCTTCGGAAGCCCGCCTGAAGTTCTCCAGCATCTCGCCGATGATCGTTTTGTGAGCGTCGCTTAATTCCGACATCTAATTCCAACCGCTTCGGCCAGCCCCGCCTTTGAACCAGCCTTCGTACCATCCGCTATCCACCGAAGATTGGCCGGGGCCTACCACCATCCTCTGTATCCCGCTCATCACGAAATAGCGGACGAGGTCCATGAAGTGGTCGTTCTTTTTGACGATCTTCCCGGTTTCGTTTTCATCCTGCTTGCGCCGGTACATTCGAATCTCATCCCAGAATGGCTGAACGCCAGCGAATACCTTCAGTTTCCCAGTGGCTAGGGCTTGCCACACCGCCGTGATCCCGGTTGTCACTGAGTTGTCTGCTTTGGTGAGTTTCAGACCGCATTTGATGTAGGTCTCGAAGAGCCGCTGCCCATCATCTTGCGAACGCCCGTCCGAGCGTGGATCAATCACTCCCGGTATCCATGCCCCGCGCGACTTGATCGCATCGGCATGAACCAGCGGCAGTCTCTCCCCCTGGTAGTAAGAGTCGTAGATGTAAACAACGCCAGACTGCGGGTTCTTGGCAAACCAGCCCACTGCGGTGCGGTTCCAGCCCACGTCCATGCCGTACGCACGCGGCCAGTGTTTTGGGATGGCAAACGCCGGAACTACGATTTCCGTTTCCGAAAGCGGGTAGATTGCGCCAGCGCCAAGCCGAGCAATTCCTTTTGCACGTGCGTCCCGTTCCCCCGGTGGGATACTTGCCCACATCTCCTCACGCACGGCAACCGACAGGTGAGGGGCATGATCCCATGTTGCGTGAACAGCAAATCGACTCATGCTGTTTCCTGGAATTCTCCAGGGTGGAAGGCTTCAACAAGATCGGTCCAACCCTTGAATGGGATAAACGTGATGATGATAATTCCGTTGGTGGTCATGAGACGAAGTGTGCATTCGGTGTAGATGTCCATAGGTGGCTCTTCGTCCAACCAGATACCGTCAATATTTGTACCTTGGAATGCCTCCCGGCGCTGGTCGTAGGATTTTATTGTCCCAACAGATTTCCCACCAGACACGTGTTTGACGTAGAAAATCTCAATAGCGTTTGCAAGTCCTTGCTTTGGGATTGTGTGAATCAGTTTATCACGTGGAATCATCCCCGTCCCGAAATTCCCAGTCTGCCCGAGCATGGTGAGTTGAACAATATCCCGAGTGGACTTCCCGGTGTCGCCAGCCAGCCACCAGATTGTGGGTTTCGCGAATCGGTGTCCTGTCCACCAAGATGGATAAGTCCCAGTCATGTGACACTCGACTTCATACGCACCGACAATGGTTTTTCCGATTTTGTTGGCTGCAATAAAAGCACGTTCCCGGTGCTCCGCCCCGGCCGCGAAAAACTCCAGATGCTTGCCGTAGAGCTCGCGCCGCAGTGGACCTGTGTCCGGATAATATGAGTCGATCAGTCGGTGAGTGCGATTGTCACGGAGAGATTTCAGTGTTGAGAGATAATCTAGATCGACATCACTCATTGGACCAACTCTGTTGGCTCTTTCTCTTTTTCCTTGCGCTTTTGTTCCGCGATCGCGATCAATTCATCCAGTACATGATCAGGGAGTCGATCACGACCAGGGTCGATGACAGTAGTCTCAGTTTTCGCGACCATGTTCATGTCGTAGCGGTCGCGATAGACTTGCGGGCGGGCCCCCTTGAGCAGGAAAATCAGCAGGATGTCTGAGTACTTTCGGATTACACCGACCTGCTCACCCTTCCAGTAGACAGGCTCATCTACGCCTGTCATGGCGCGTCGGCGTGCTTCGGCCTCCAGCATTTCGATTGCGACTTCCGAGGCGGCAGCGAATTTAGCCGCATAGTCTTGGTCCTCACGCAGCCATCGGTAGTGAGTCTGACGTGGGACGTGGGAGTCACGCTCTGCCTGACGGAGATTCGCGCCCAGTTCATATGCAGCGAGGAAGGCAGCTTG